TTTCCTGTTGGTCTTCTAATACCTGAAGAGCCTGCTTGAGGACTTTTATTTGCTCCAAGCGGTACTGACTGTTTGGAGGAATTGGTTCTCCTTTCAGTGCTAGCACCAACCTGGGTTTTAATGTTAGTGCTGTTACCGCTCTTTCCAATTTTTCGTTCACTGCTCTTAGGCAGGCTTGGAAATTTAGCAAATCCCTGTGGATTGCCTCGTCTTCTATTTCTAGAAGGCGAAGCTCCTCCACCAGGGGATTGATTTTCTCTGCGACTCGTTCGGGTAGTCTCAGGGTTTGCTCGTAAATGCTTACTTTCAACATCTTCTTGTATTTGACGAGCGTCCAAAGGCTCCGTTGGCATGGCATCCTCATCGAGTGTGTCTTTATAAGGACAAGGCTCTTCATTTCGATTGAGGGAACGGAGCTCCCAGGGATTATTAAGTTGTTGTAAATGCAACCTGAATTCTTCTAAAACTTCCTTATCGAATCCAGTCCGGGCCGAAATGCAATCAAACATTAAATCATAATCATTTGGATCCTGGGGCCAAGCGCCACCTTGAGTCAACCAGTATGTTTTCTCACGATCTTTTGATAACCTCTGAGCCCTCTTGGTATCTTCAGCAACCTTCATAATAAAATTACGCTGAATCATTTGACAATAATCACTGGTTATCGGTGTAAACCGATCAGTGACCATATAGCCATCCAATCGATCAAGAGCGGCTGTTTCCAAGGGAACATTAGGGTCTCTAGCGGTGAGATGCAGCTTCCTCCAAGTTCGAAGTGGATCCTGCATAGTTGTGCTGGTTGTCCAAGGATCGACGTATACCCTTGCTAAAAAGGTTACGCCGGTATCAGGTAAGCATGTCTCAAATTTCATACGCAATCCCAATTGGTCACAAATTTTTGTATGGGCTCGTTTAAGTTCTTTTCGAGTTAACCCATCATCACCAAACTTGGGACCAATTAGGCAGAAACATTCAAATGTTGTCAAATGTAAAAATGTTTCTCGAATGCAACAATATTCCTCAAAGCCATCAGTGTGAGTATTACCGTCACAAGTGGCCGGGTTGCCACTTTTGACTCCCTCACCGGGCTCATATTTAAAATTGAAGCGCTTAGCAAAAGCTGGAATGCTAAGCAAATAATTAGCGTATTCACGAATTGCAAAATGATAATCAGGATGGTAATACCGCAACATACAAGCAATATACACTTGCATTTGCAGCCATTTAGATGTTGTTCCATCAAGATTTTCAAAATCAGTCTCACCAATTTCATCCACTCCAGCTGCATAATCCATCACACACTTGGTAATTTCAACTGGTGATTTACCAGGACAAAACCAATGCTTATTATGTTCATTATGCAGCACATCATCACGATATTTTAACGTGTACTGCGAAAACTGGAGTAGAAATCGAATATCAGGATAAGATGATATTATCCTAGCAGACTTCATACAAGCTTCATTCTTCATAAAAGCTTCAATTTTCTTTTGAGGCGCCATTTCGACAGTTTCCCAAACTTGCTTAGTAGCCAAAACCTGCGAAGGTTTATCAAGTAACATCGCTGTTTCCTCTAAGGTATATGGCACACCTTTATGTGCCACAGGTACCACCAATTTCGCAAATTCCACTGCATAAGCTTGAATCTTCTTGTTTGGAACCTTATCATTTTTATAAAAGGTCACCCTTCTGTCGATTGACAACGACATTGCTTCCCACCGTTTGATCATAGGCATCAAATTATGATCAGTAACGAGTGGTGCTGAATACTGCCGACTACTAACCTCGGGCTGTTCAGCTTCAGTGGCTATAGGCCAATGGACTTTTGGAACCGTTGACCGCACCAACCTGGTAGGATCTGGCATGTCAGAAACTCCCCTTCGATAGTATTGTCCGGTTAAAGCTAATATTTTGGAGTCAGTGTATTTCATTCCAATCATAC